TCCCGCCTCAGGCACCATATATTTTACTAAGTTTTTATAAACTTTAAAAGGTACATAAAATCGCTAATTTCTACTTATAAATTTTCAATAACTTTTCATAAAATAGTATAAATTTAAAAATTGTAGCAGAAATGTAGCAGAAAAAATTAAAACAGAGGCTAAGTATAAAACCCCTGTTTTTTAATTTATAAATTATTTAGTTTATCTATGATTTCCATTTTTTTATCCTGCATAACGTGAGTATAAATATTCATAGTAGTATCCATATCACTATGACCCATTAAAGATTGTACTGTTTTTATAGGTATATCTAATTCAAATAGCCTAGTTGCATAACTATGTCTAATACTATGAAAACTCCTATGCTCTAAATTTAATTTCTTACATAAAGCTGTTATTCTGCGTTGTGGACGTTTTCTTTCAATAGGTTTACCCTCATCGTTAAATATCAAATCACAAGTCTTAGGTAAACTATCTAACAATTCTAACGCCTTATCAGGTAATGGTATTTCTCTTTTACTGTTTTTTGTTTTTAACTCTTTAAACTCATAACTCAACTTGCTAACACCAATATCTGTTGTTCTCACAGTCCTATTATATTGTCTCTCAACACTTAATATTTTACCTTTTATATCGCTCCATTGTAAAGCTAACACCTCACCTAGCCTCAATCCTGTATAAAAAGTAAAATAAATCAAACAATCAACTATATCTTTTTTATTTAATGTTTTTAGTATTAATTCCTGCTCTTGTTTAGAGAAGACATTATAATTTTCTTTTTTATCCTGTTTTTGTAATGTTATACCTGCACAATAATCTTTAGTTAGTATACCTTGAATAATTGCAAATTTTATGCAACTATGAATTTGAACATATGTTTTTTTGATTGTATTAGGTGAAAATTTTTCTTGTAATTCATTAAAGTACATTTGTAAATCGTTTAATGTTATTTGATTGGCTTTTTTATTTGATATAGTATAATCTTTAAGTCTTAATCTATAAGTAGTCTCATACTCTCCAAATGTGTTATCACTAACCTCAATTTTCTTAAAATTAAATATCCAATCCTTAAATAGATTTCCAAAAGTTATATTTGAATTAGACACCATATTATTTTTAGACTCAAATATAGCTTTATTCATTTTCTCCAAGACAACTGATTTTTTATAACTACCAAAACTCTTTTTAATTTGTTTACCTGCACTATCAAAACCTATTGTCACAGACGCCTTGTAGTAAGGTTTTCCATTAAGAGTTGTTGTGACTATACTACCCTCACCATTACTTTTCTTTTTTTGCATTTAACTCACCTTGCTAAAATTTCAATCTATCAAATCTTTTTTCTAAATTTCTTTTATATCCAAATTCATATGCTTTAAGTAAATCAATAAGATAATTTTTAACTCTAACAGATATATCAACCAATATTTCTTTTTTTATATTCACTATATCAACAGGCAATTCGTATTTGGTAATTCTCCAATATTCATCTTTACCACCTTGACGCATTATATCTATATCATAACCATCATTTTTCAATAAATCTAATATACGATTAAATATAAACTCCTCTTTTTCTCTTTTTTGATTTTCAGCTATTTTTTCAATGTAATCTCTTGTTTCATCAGATATTCCATCACCAATCAACCAAACCTCTTTTGGTACGTGAAATATATTTTCTAAACCTTTTATGACATTTAAAGGTATGTCTTGTTCGCCATTTTCCAATAATTCTAATTCGTCGACACTTATATCCAACATAGTTGCAAATTCTAAAGGTGTAAACTCATTACATTCTCTAATTTGTTTTAATCTTTCGTTACCTCTAACGATATTCAAATAACGATTGTATACTCTAACATCTAAACTATCCATTCTGCTATTTCCTGATTTGTTATCTATATCACTCCACCCCATTATGTATGATGGATTGGTATTGTATAAATTAGATAATTGTTCAATTTTATCAACAGGTATATTTAAAATCCCTAAATTTTCATATTTATGCAATGTAACTGTTGAGATACCTATTATTTTTGAAACATCATCTAGTGTTAATTTAGAATCCTCTCTTTTTTCTTTTAATCTTTTTGCAATAATTTCTTGTGTTTTTGTCGCCATTTTTATCACTCCTCTTTTTTGTATAATATATCCCTTAAATTAAATATATCATATTATTTCTTAAAAGTAAATAAAATTTATTAAAAATTAAAAAAAGTATTTGACATAAATTAATATTTACTTTATAATACAATTATAAAATTAACTAATAATAAAAATGAGGTGTCAAAAATGCACTATAAAATATTAATAAAACATTGGAATAAAAGAGAATTGCAAGGATTAAAATTAAAAAGAGCAGTTGAAATTATAAAACAAATGGAGATGTTTGAAAATGAAATTTAGAAAAGCAAAGTTAAAACAAGTGATTATGTATAAAATAAAATGGTTAGTTTGTATGATAAAGATGGTTTGTATGATAAAAGGAGGATATAACAATGAGAAATGAATTAGTGACTATAAACAATGTAAGAGGATATTTAGATGACGATAATACAGCGTGGCTTAATTTGGAAGACGTGGCAAGAGGTTTAGGATTTACTCAAGTTAAGAATAATAAAGAGTACGTTAAATGGGAAAGAGTACATCAATATTTGACTGATTTGAATTTCTCCACAAGTGGGGAAAAGGACTTTATCCCTGAAAATGTATTCTACAGATTGTGTATGAAAGCAAACAATGAAGTAGCAAGAGAATTTCAAGGTAATGTTTGTGACAATATATTACCTCAAATCCGTAAAACAGGAATGTACTTAACAGATAATGTGTTTGATTTAATGATGAGAGAGCCTGAAAGATTAGGAGAAATGCTGATTGAGTATGGAAGAACTAGAAAAGAAAACGAACAATTGAAATTAGATAACAAGATTAAAGAGCAACAAATAACTGAATTACAACCAAAAGCAGAATATACAGATGTTATATTGCAATGTAAAGACTTAGTGACTATGACTGTAATTGCAAAAGACTATGGAAAATCAGGAGTCTTTATGAATGAATTACTGCATAAGTTGGGAGTGCAATACAAAGAGAGTGGTATTTGGTTCTTATATCAAAAATACGCAGAGTGTGGATATACAAGAACTAAGACGTTTAATGTTGGAGATAATAATGCTAAAACACATACTTATTGGACTCAAAAAGGGAGATTATTTATTTACAATTTATTAAAAGAAAATGGTTATTTACCTATTATGGAGGATATGAATTATGAATAAGACTAATGATAAGACTAACAATTATATGGGACGTGAAATGTTTACAACTGTAGATGAAAAAGGGATATACAGAGGATATGTGTTATTAGACTACAATGATGATATTTTTAGACTAGACTATGCGGAAAAAATGAAAATAGAGAGTTGTAATGATGATTGGTATGTTGTAGTTGAGCCTGACGATGAGTACACAAATAATAGAGCGTGGTTAGAAAATAAGTGTATGGATATAATAAACACATTACTTGAAGACAATTGGTATGATGATTTTGATGATGACGATGATGATTGGTTTAATGATGACGATGAGGAGGACGATTATGAATAAGATAATGTTGACTGTTAAAGAGGCGTCAGCTATCACAAATATAGGGGTTGCTAGACTGAAAATGTTAATGAATGAGTATCCTGACTTTCCTTATCTGAAAATAGGTGTTAAATACCTAATAATTGCAGATAAATTGGTGGAATGGCTAAACAATCACAGAGGAGAGGTATTTTAATGTATTATGACTATTTTGAGGGTTATGAATATTACATCGAAAAAGATGACGATAAGTTTTATATTTACATTCTCGTTGATAAAAGATATAGAACTATAGCAAAAAACTATGAATGGTATGTAAAAACTAAAGATAAACTATGGTTAGTCATCGAAAGTAAGAACAATGCCCTCAATAGTGTAGTCTATGAAGCTAAAGATGTGATATATAAGTTAAGGACCCAATGGAGGTTAGACAATGAAAGATAACACTAATATAAAAGAAAAAGCTAATCTAAAAGAAAAAGCAGTTGAGAACAAAATAAAGAAATGGCTAAAAGATAAAGGATATTGGTTTTTCAAGGTTCACGGAAGTATATTTCAACCTGCTGGAATCCCTGACATTTTAGCTTGTATTAATGGAAAATTCGTAGCTGTTGAGGTTAAAAGGACTAAAGGTGGAATAGTATCACCCCTGCAAAAAGCACAGATACAAAAAATAAAAGAAAATGGTGGTATAGCTGGTGTGGCTTGTAGTACGGAGGAGTTTTTAGAGATTTTGAAAGAGGGTAAATTACTATGAAATTATATAAATATCAGCAAGAATTAATAGATAACAGCCATAAAAATTACATATACCCGCTGGATACAGGGACAGGTAAAACTATCATTAGTATCAATCACTACTGGAAACACGCACAAGGTAAGAAATTATTGATAGTTGCACCTGCTCAAAAGGTGAGAGAGGGTGGCTGGGATAGAGAAATAAATAAATTTAAGACTTATAACAAAATAGAAAATATTGATTATAAAGTAATTAGTTATAACAAATTAAAAGATGTCAACAATGTAAATGATACATTCATTATTTTTGATGAGTGCCATTACATCAAAAACTATAAGAAGACACAGAGAAGTAAATATGCTTTAAACTTATGCAAAAAAGCAGATGGATTTTGTTTATTGAGTGCAACACCTGCAAGTAATGGTTATCAGGATTTAGGAAATTATTTCAGTCTATTTGGGTTTTATAAATCAGGATATGGTTATGAAAAAGAATTTGCAGTTAAAAGATTTAATAACATTGGCTTTTGGGAGATAAAAGAGTGGAGAAACACAGATAAAATAGACGAAATGTGGAAGTCTATCAGTAGCAAAGCATTAATGAAAGATGATTGTGTGGATTTACCACCTTTAACTTTTGAGGAGTGTTATTTTGACGCAGGAAAAGAATATTTAACCATTAAAAAAGATAGATATTGGAATGGAATTATTTTTGACAACACAAGTAAAGTTATTGCAGGACTTAGACAAAGTGCAGGAATTAAAGATAAATTAGAATACCTTAAAGAATTTAGAGCCAACACAGACGCAAATATATTGATTTTCTATAATTTTAATAGAGAGGCAAAAGAGATTAAAAAGATAATAAAAGTGGATTATGAAGTCAGTGGTGGTGTATCTAAAATACCTAAGTTTGACGAATATGATAAATTAAAAGGCAAGACAACATTGGTACAGATACAAGCAGGTGGAGCAGGAATAGAGTTGCAATACAACACAGAGGTAATATTCTTTAGCCCTACGTGGAGTTATCAGGATTATGAGCAGGCATTAGGTAGAGCATACAGAATAGGACAAAAGAACAAAGTAACAGTTTACAAATACATAGGAAACAGAACAATAGAAGAACGTGTATATGCAAGATTGGACGAAAAACAGGATTTTGCTGAGAAATTGTTGACAGATGAGGATTTAGGAGGCACTTTTGATGATAAATGATAATGTTAGTGATAATATAATGAAAAATCGCAATAAATATATAGGTGGAAGTGATGTACCTGCTCTATTTAATGTATCAGAGCACAAAAGCTATTATGAGTTAGCAAAAGAAAAAGCAGGTTGTTTAAGAGGTACATATAAAGGTAGTGAATATACTAGATATGGACAAATATTAGAGCCTTTTATTAGAGATTATGTGAACACTATTTATAATTTGAAGTTTAGAGAAAATACAGCGATAGATGATGTTTTAGGTTTAAGGTCAAATTGTGATGGTTTAGATAAAGAGGCTGGATTATTATTGGAAATTAAGACTAATGGTGGTAATAGAGATACCATAGAGGATTATGTGTTACAAATGCAATTATATATGTATCAATTCAATGTAAATAAAGGTTATCTAGTGCAATACAAAAGACCTGATGATTTTTATAAAGGTTTTGATTATGAAATACATAATACTGATGATTATTTTAATTTAGAGTTTGATGAGAACAGAATCACAATAAAAGAAATAGATAGAGATGATACATTAATTCAGGAAATATTAAGAAAAGCAGAAATGTTTTGGAATGATGTTGAGAGATTAAAAGCTAATCCTGAGATGAGTGAGGCAGAATTTTATTTTAAAAATGAAGTAACAGAGTACAGAAACACAATAACAAAACTAAGTAGATTAGAAAATGAATTACAAAAGTTAAAAAATATAGAAAATGAGGCTAAAGAACAGAGAGAGATTTTATATAATCTAATGCACAAACATAATGTAAAAACTATGGAAACAGAGCATTTACAAATAACTAGAGTAAATCCTACTCAGGCTTTAACAATAGATAGTACAAAATTAAAAGAAGAACAACCTGAGTTGATAGAAAAGTACAGTAAAGTTAGCAATAGAAAAGGTTATGTAAGAATTAAGTGTAAATAAAAGGTTATGTGTAAAAAAATTTAAGTGTAAATTATAGGAGGTAATAAAATGAGAGAATTAATGGTAATCGTAGAAAATGTAAATGGTGTATTGGTAACAACAAGTGATAGAGTTGCTAAAGAATTAGGAGTAGAACATAAAAATTTATTGGTAAAAATAGATGAATATATTGGTAAATTTAACTCAGCTGAACTTTCAGCCCAGTTCTATATACCGCATAATTACAAGGATAGAAGTGGTAAATCTAATAGAAATTACTTGATAACTAAAAAAGGTGTAGCTCAATTAATTGGTGGATATAATTCAGCTGTACCAAAAGCATTTGAATTAAATGTAAAGTATATAAATGAATTTGAGAGAATGGAAAACTATATTAGAAATCAACAAGCTAGACCACTAACACCAGCAGAGCAGTTATTAGCACAAGCACAGTTAATGGTGGATATGGAAAATAGACTAAACACAATAGAAAAGAATACAGCTAGACTAGAGAATAACCTAAGAAGAACAATTACGAGTGACTATTTTACAGTTATTGGATATGCTAATTTTAGAGGGATTAATGCAAACACATATAATAGCAGTGTTATTGGAAGAAAAGCAAGTAAATTATGCAAAGATTGCGGATTGGCTATTGGTAAAGTGATTGATAGTAAATATGGAACAATAAATACATATCCATTGGACGTCTTAGATGAGATTTTTGCATTAATAAATTAGGAGGTATCAAATGTTAGCCAAGAGAGAAATGATAACAAGTAAAGATTTATTAGTACAAGTGAATTTATTTAGAGAACAAGAATATAAATCAAAACAAGCAAATAGTACATTAACAGAAGCAGAAAAGAAAAGAGGTAAATTTGCAAAGTTAGAACATAAAGATTTATTAGATATTATAAGAGATGAATTTTCAGAAGAAATAGGTGCAGGAAAAATTTCGCCGACCTCTTATAAAGACCAATGGAATAGAAATCAACCAATGTTTATCCTAACATATAACCAAGCTAAACAAGTTTTGCTAAGAGAAAGTAAATTTGTTAGGAGAGCAATTATTCATTATATAGAATTATTAGAACAAGCAATTATAGATAAAAATAAAAGTGAGTGGTTATTGACAAGACAGCAAGGAAAGCTAGTAAGACGTGAAGAAACAGACGCCATTCAAAATTTAATAGAATATGCTAAACAACAAGGTAGTCAACACGCTGATAATATGTATATGAGTTATAGTAAATTAGTCAATTCATTAGTAGGGATAAAGGCTAATTCAAGGGATAAAGCTGATTTTGAAATATTAAGCAGAATTAGAATATTAGAGGATATGTTTACAAAGATAATATTAAACTCAATAGATGATGACATATTTTATAAGGAAATATATCAAAAATGTAAGAAACAAGGTACTGAATTTATAGGATTTGTTAGTGGAGGATACTTAAATTAGTAGATTAGTAAATTAGCAGATTAGTAAATTTATAGGAGGATTAAAATGATATTACCAAAAAATGAACCAAAAAAAGCAGATGTGACACCAAAAAATATACTTATATGGGGTGAAAGTATGTCAGGAAAGACGTATCTAGCCAAAGAATTTGAAAGTCCATTGATTATCAATACAGATGGAAATGCAACAAAGATTACAACACCTAGTGTATTTGTTAAGAATTTTACTGAATTTAGCGAAGTGATAGCTGAACTTGAAAAAGCAGAGCATACATACAAAACACTAATAATAGATTTAATTGATGATATTGAAACAATGTTAGTGAATCATATATGTGAATTAGCCAAAGTTGAAAGTTTAGCAGATATAGCTTTCGGTAAAGGGTTTAACAAGTTTAACAGTGTATGGAAAAACTTAATGATGACTCTAACTCAAATGAATATGAATGTTATCTTTATATCCCATATAGTTGAGAAAATGGACGGACAAACAAGCTATCAAGCACCTGCACTAAGTCAAAAGTGTTTAAATGCTTGTATGGGTAGATGTGATATAGTTGTAAAGACACAAAAGATAGGAAATAACTATATAAGATTATGCACTAGCAAAAGAGAATCATACGAAGAAGAAGACATAAAAGATGAAAATGTATTGAAAATATTGAAAACTATAAAAAATGTTTTTGCTAAATAATGGAAAAATTAACTAAGAGGGGGCTAAATGCTCCTTTTTTTATATTTTTAATTAAAATTATATTAATAATTAAAAAAAATAAAATTAAAAATTAAAAAATAGATTGACACAAATTAAAAATTAACCTATAATATAATTATAAAATTAATTAATAAGAAATATAAGGAGGTATAAACAATGAGTTTAGCAGATATTTTCAAAGAATTAGAGGAAGTAAAGACAGAAAAAGATTTTACCATAACAGATGGAGAGTATGTTGGGATAGTGGAAAAGTTAGAGTATAGAACGAGTCAAAATGGTAATCCTTATTTCTCTTTTACAGTAAATTTGATAGAAGAAAATAAAAAGTATTTTGGAAATTTATGGTTGACTGATAAAAGTATTAAATTTAGCCTTAGTAAGTTTAAAAGTATTGTAGAAAATTTGACAGGTGAACAGCTAACATATCAGGATTTTACAGATGAAAAAGCATTAGTTGAGAAATTAAATGAAAAAATTGTCGGAACAGAAGTGGTTTTAAAGTTAAAAACAAGTGATAAAGGTTTTCAAAACTTTTTAATGGAAAAGAATGAAATGCCATTTTAAGTAGGAAACAAAAGATTTATTAAAGTAAATTATCAAAAGAGGGGTGTAATAGCCCCTCACTTTAAACAAAGGATAAACAAATAGGATAAACAAAGGTTAAACAAAGGGGAGGTATGAAAAATGACAGGGTTTTATGATTTTGAGGTATTTAAAAAGGATTGGTTAGTTGTATTTATAAGTGAAAATGATGAAGAAATAGTTGTATGGAATGACCCTGCGGTTTTAAAGAAAGCACTAGAGAGATTTGATTGCCTTGTGGGGTTTAACAATCACAACTATGATGACCTTATTTTAACAGGCATTATGGCAGGATACAACAATTATGAGGTTTGGAAATTAAGTAATGCAATAGTTACAAATGGAAATATAGAAAATAAGATAAAAGTAATGGCTAGAAAATTACCAAGTTTGGATACAAAACAAGAGTTACCACCTAGCCTAAGTTTGAAAGAAATAGAAGCTAACTTAGGAATGAATATCGTTGAAACACCTGTATCATTTGATATAGATAGACCATTGGAAGACAGTGAAGTAGATATAGTAATAGAGTATTGTAGACACGATGTTGAAACAACTAAAAAGGTATTTATGCTAAGAAAAGATTATTTTGAATCTAAATTCGATATTTGTAAAGAGTTTAACTTAGATAAATTAGATGTTAAAAAGACACGTGCAAATTTAGCAAGTAAAGTTTTGAAGTGCAGTAAAGATAGACTACCTGCTGGAGTATTAGAGAATAAAGATAGATTGAATATAAAATTTGCAGATGAATTGAGAGTTGAAAATATACCAAACGAAATTTTGAATTTTTATAAGAACATTAGACAACGTTTTGAAGACGGAGAAAATTTTGAGATTTTAGAAAAAGAAAAGCTAGTATACAGTTTGTGTGGAGTAGAACATACGTTTGGGTTCGGTGGACTCCATAGTGCGAAAAAAAACTATATGTATGAGGGTAAAATGCTATATGTGGACGTCGGAAGTTATTACCCATCAATGATAATCAATTTTGGATTTATGAGTAGAGCAAGTGAACACCCTGATTTATATAAGAATCTGTATGATACTAGAATGGAATATAAAGCAAAAAAAGATAACAAGCAACAAATATATAAGATACTTTTAAATAGTACATTTGGTGCTTTAAAGTCAGAATTTAATGACTTATTTGACCCTGTGATGAGCAACAATATATGCGTCAATGGGCAACTGATTTTAACAGATTTGATTATGAATTTAAGACCTTACACAGAGTTAGTACAATCAAACACAGATGGGATATTAGTAAAGTATAAAGAAAAAGATTTAGATACAATAAAAACAATATGTTCGGAATGGGAACTAAATTACGGATTAACATTAGATTATGAATATGTAGAAAAGATAGTACAGAGAGATGTAAATAACTACATATGGAAGACAGAAGATGGAAAAATTAAAGGAAAAGGGTTGTTTGATAAGTATGCTGGTGGGGATTTTGAGAAAAACAACTTAACAGTAATAGATATGGCACTAAAAGAATATTACATAAATAATAAAGATGTAAGAGATACAATAACAAATATGATATTAAATGGAAATGTAACACCTTTGCAACAAATAGCAAAAATGGGTAATAGTTACGATTTAATGGAACATAACGGACAAGAAGTGCAAAAAGTAAATAGAATATTTGCAACTTGGGATAACAACTATGGAGCAATAAATAAAGTAAAAAATAAAGATGGCGTTAAGAAATATACTAAAATTGCCAATTCAAGTGATAAATGCTACATTAATAATGATGTAATTGAGAATACAGATACAAAACTAATAGATGTAGATTATTATGTTAATTTGGTAAATAAGAACAAATTTATAGATGAGAGTTATAAGTTGTTTTAAATAATAGATTAAGTTCATAGGAGGTATGATATGAACAAATACATAGAATTAAAAGCTGGAACAAAAGTACCTGCACACAATTTAGACACGTACACCACAGATATTGATAAGATTGCGGATGGAGCATTACTTATTCCTGAAAATGTGGTTGTTGTGGATTTCGACCACACGAGAGAGGATTTATTGAGAGATGTATTAGATAAATACCCTACAAGAGCCATAAAAACTCAAAGAGGAGGACATTTATATTACAGTGTACCACAAGAAATGAGGCTTTATAACAAAAACAAAATAAGGACTTACAATGGTTTAGTTGTAGACTACAAAACAGGAAATGGTGGAAAAAAGGCAATGGCTGTTGTAAAGCAAAATGGAGTTATGAGAGAAATTATAAATGCCATTGAATGTGATAATTTACCTGAATTACCTGTTGATTTATACCCAATTTATAGTAAAAACACTAGCTTAGAGGATTTAGATGATGGCGATGGTAGAAATAGTGAAATATTTAGCCATATCAAAATCCTAAAAGACAAAAAAGTTAGTGATACCGACATAGGTAGAATAGTAAATTTTATAAATAATAAAGTCTTTAAGACACCCCTGCCTCTCGATGAGTTAAAAGCAACTATTGGAAGTGCTATGACAGGTGAAAGTAACAACAATGGAAAGCCTAGTTTTTACACAATTGATGAAAAAGGTAAACAAAAATTAAACCTAACTGCCATAGAGATGTATATGAGAGAAAAATTAGATATACGAGAGTATAGGAACATATTGTTTTACATAAAAGATGATAAAAGACACTATAAAGATACATTGAATGGAACTAATATTTTCAGAGAGATTAGAAAAACACTAGAAAAAGAGAACATTGTGTTAAATACAAAACAGGATAGTGAAATACTACATTTGATAAAAACAGATTTTAGGATAGAAGAAGACGAGAACAAAAAATACCCTATTGCTTTTAGAAATGGTTGGTGTTTATACAAAGATAAATTTATAAAACAAGAGAAAATATTTACACCATTTTATATGGACGTGGATTATGACCCTGAGGCAAATGATAAGAATGTAATTGATTTTATAAACTGGTTTTGCAAAGGTGATGAGGGTTTAATCACATTATATGAAGAAATACTAGGACATATATTAATGTTAGAGCGTTTTCCACATCACATATTCTTTTTTGTAGCAGGTAAAGGAAAAAATGGTAAATCTACAATGTTAAATATGTTAAACAATTGGACTGCTGGTTTAAATTCAACAACAGCACTAGACCAATTTGAAAAAGAAACATATGCTTATGATTTAATTGGAAAAATTGTGAATCTAGGTGATGACATAGACGATACTTACATTGAAAAGAGTAGAGTTATAAAGGTTATTGCAGGTGGAAGTAAGATTAAAGCAAGAGCATTATACTCTATGCCTGTGGATTTTAAAAGTACAGCCACATTAATATTTAGTTGTAACAATATGCCGACTTTTAAGGACAAAAGTGGTGGTATGGCACGTAGAGTAGTATGTTTTCCTTGTAATAATAATATCGAATATGGAAAAATAGATTTAGACTTAGATGATAAATTGACTACAGATAGTGCAAAAAGTACACTTTTGAATTTAGCAATAAAAGGTATGAAAAGAATAATAGCCAATGGTGGAGAACTTACAATAACAGAAACAAGTAAAGCACTAACTGAAAGATATTTGATTGAAAATGATAGTATAGCAATGTTTTTTAGTGAAACTGATGTTAATAAACTATGTGATGATATGGCAAATAACACATTTACAAAATTATATTCCTTATATCAAATGTTTTGCGATGAGAACGGATATACTCCAAGTGGTAAAAATACTCTTAGCAAGAAACTAGACGAGTTTGGGTTTGAAAGTTTTACAGGAGCAGGAAATGTTAGGAAAATAAGACCCAAAAAATGGTAGGAGTAAATAGGAGTAAATTGGTAAACGTTAAACAGTTTTCTCTTTAATACCAATGTAAAGTTAAACAGTGAGTTAAACACTTAGTTAATCACTTTTAACGTTTTCTCTTTAACACCAATGTAAAGTTAAACAAGTTAAACACTTTCACTTCCTTTTATATAGAAAAAAAAGAATATATATATATATAGAGAGAGTATGGGTTAATTTTGTTTAACCTGTTTAACAAACTGTTGATATTAAA